CACATGAAAACACAACTAAACGAAACAAAAAGAATGCAGCAATTAGCTGGTGTTATAAACGAATCTCAACTAAATGAAGATGAGGGTATCCATAGTGATATTGAACAAGATTTAATGCATGGTGAATTTGAAAGTACAGAAGATCAAATTGCTTATTTACAAGATATCATTAATTTCTGTCAACAAAAAATTGCTGAATTAGGACAAGAAGATTAATTTATAGACAGATTCATAGCCTGTCGCATCGAAAATATTAATGCAGCTGTGGCGCACCCTCAAAGGTGGGCCACCTTACATTTGGAAATGTCAAAATAATAACTTAAATTTATAGATATGAAAAAAATTGTAATTATTGGAGCAGGCGTTGCAGGTATTAATGCTGCAACCAAATTAGTAGATAATGGCTATGATGGTAGTCTAATCACAATTCTAGACAAGGGCAACGACCCTATTAACCGCTTACCTGAAGAGGTAATGACTGGTATGTTAGGTGCTGGTGGTTGGTCAGATGGTAAATTAGTAGTATCAACAGTACAAGGTGGACAATTAGCTAAGTATTGTGGTGAGGAAAAAGCTATGTCGTTAATGGAAGAGGTAGTAGCTAACTTTACTCGTTTTCATCCTAAACCAAATGAAATTTCATGTTCTGATCCTAAAACAGAACCTGACTTTATTAAACCATATTTTGATTTGCGTATGTCGCTTGTATGGCATATTGGTTCAAATTATTTACATGAAATTGCTAAAAATTGGTATCAATATTTGTTAGATAAGGGTGTTAAATTTGAATGGCTAGAACAAGTAGATAAGATTGATTTTAATAATAAAATGTTACACAGTCATACTTTAAGTAAAGATGGATATCACCATTTTGATTATCGATTTACCTATTATGATGAACTTATCTTTGCAGTAGGCAAATCAGGTATTGATTTTGCTCAACAGTTAGCTGATGACTATAAATTACCTAATGAACCTAAATCAGTACAAATTGGTGTTCGATTTGAAGCACCACAGAAATACTTTCAGAAATTAATTGATGTGTCTTATGACTTTAAATTATATCAAAAATTTGATGATGTGTCTATTCGCTCATTCTGTACTAATAATAATGCGGCTTATGTGGCTGTTGAGGAAACCTATGGCGACCTTAGTTATAATGGTCATGCTAAAAAAGGAAAAGAATTTGAAAACCAAATGACAAACTTTGGTATTTTAATGGAAATTAAAGGTATTGAAGATCCATTTAAGTGGAGTAGAGATGTAGTACAACAACTACAAGTTGATGGAAAAGGATTATATTATTCACCTAATAAAACTCGTACTCCAGGATTAACATCAGAAGGTAATACAGTATCATCTCATCAGATAGATAGTTTAGGACCATTAGCTGTAGCATATGGTGAATATTTAGCCTATATTGTTAATTTTATTGATAGTATGAATAATATATTTAATTTTGGTGACGATTGGGGTATGTATGTACCTGAAGTAAAGTATTTATCACCTGAACCACTAGTTAATTACACAGATTTATCATTAAACGAATATCCAAATGTACACTTTGCAGGTGACGCATTGAGCGCTCGTGGTATTACAGTATCAGGAGCACACGGAATTTATATTGCAGAAAACTTAATAAAATAAAATGTCAGAAACAATTCGAATTAGAACAAAAGATAATTCTTTAGTCTATTCTATAGAAGTAGATGGAGTAAATAAAATGCATAACTGGGACGGGCCGGCCTATATTCCTCAGGGAAATAAACGTGCCGCTGAGTATTGGTTATTTGGTTTTAAATATACCAAAGATCAATGGGAAGATAGAAAGAAAGACGTTACTGGTCAGCCATTCTACAAAACAGCAGCTGGTAAAGCAGCAGGTGCTAGGGTTTAAGCAGAGTAAAAATCATATCTTTATTATATGGAAGAAAGAAGAGGTAGACCAAAAGAAATAGTACAAGAAGAAAAACCACGTAAATATACTAAAACGTATGAGGATGAGAGTACTATGGAAACGTGGACATTCGATTTGGATAAATTTTCTAGAGGACCTATTTCTGTAGAGATTAAGTATAAAGATGGTGCTGATAAGCAAAAAAATTGGAATAAAATAGCTAAGCAATCTAGAGATGATAAGCGTAATGCTCGTCAAATGAAAAAAATAAACGAAAGAAACAAATGAGAATAGGATTAACAGGTACAATGTCTGTAGGTAAAACTACATTAGCTAAAGCATTAGGTGAACTAGACCAGCTTAAAGATTATAGTGTGTATACTGAGCGTAGTAAATATCTACGTGATTTAGGTATTCCATTAAATACAGATTCTACATTAAATGGTCAGTTTGTATTTTTAGCTGAACGTGCTACTGAATTATTATATCCAAATATTATTACAGACAGAACAATATGGGATGTTTGTGCATTTACATTGGGTGCTAAATCAATTGATGAATTTGATAAACGTACATTTGTTGAAGCAGCTATGATGTTTCGTAATCAATATGATTTAGTTATTTATGTTGATCCTCGTGGTGTTAGTATAGAAGATAATGGTGTTAGAACTACTGATTTACATTATAGACGTAAAATTGATGAAGTTATTAAATTGTCTTTAGAGGAATATAAACCACAACGATTAATTACAGTAGAGGGTACAACTGAGGAACGTATCGCTACAATTTTACAAAATTTATAATATTTATACATACAATATGAACAAAGATACCATGAAAAAATCAGAACTGCAAGATATTATCCGTGAAGCCCTATTAGAAGTAATTGATGAAGGTGCTGCCGAAGATAAAAATGCTCAAACTGCTGCATTGAATGCCGAAAAAAGTAAAATAGCAGCACTTAATAAGAAAAAACAAGAACTAACTTCCCAACAAGTTGCCCCAGTGGATAAACCGGGAAAGGATGCTGAAGTAAATGCCGTTAATAAGAATATACAAGCCGCTCAAATAAAACTTTCTAAACTATCAAAGCCAGGTATGTCTTCAACAGAATTAGATGAAATGGCAAACGTAGGTATTCGCTATCAGTTAGCTGATGATGTTACTGACGAGCAAATTACTGCTATGGCTGGTAAGAAAGCAAAAATCGTTGCTGCTATTAAAGCTGCAGGATCTGCTGTATCAAAAATGAATGTAGCTGGTGAAATGGGATATGATAAACAAAATCCAATCAACAAAGACTTTATGGAATTAGTTGATGCAGGGATTATTGTTCCTTCAGAAGAACAAATTGCACAACGTCCAACAACAAGACCAACTACAACTACAGATAGTGGGGAAGAAACAACAGCAGGTGGTGCTGGTGGATTCTCACAAGCGGAATTAGACGCATTGGGTATTTCAGGAAAAGAAGAAATGTCTGATGAAGAAGTTGATGCATCATTTGCTGCTGCAAAAGCATCAGGTGAAGATGAAGAACCAGAAATGACTGACTTTGAAAAAGCAACATCTGATGCCTCTAGTGCTTCTGATGTTGATTATGAAGCTTGGTTACAACATAGAGAATTAGAACGCCGTTTAGCCGCAACTAAAAGCAATATATTAAAATTAAAACGCGCTAAAGGAACAGCAGGTGACATTAATGATAGACCATCAGATGAATTAACACGTTTACGTGCTTTAAAAACATCATTAGATGATAGAATTGCTAAAATTGAAGCTGAACATCCTAAATTAGCTAAAACTAAACCAACAGAGGAACCAGAAATTGAAAATCCAACAACAGAGGAAGAACCAATCGACGAAGCATTTAAAAGTAGATTACAATATTACGCTGGAATAAAAAAATAAAAATATGTTATTAAAACTAAAAAAATCATTACCAATCATTATATTTGCAGTAGTAACTGTATTAATAGGTAGTGTGTTATTCGAAAAATGTGGAAGCAATGTTGAACACAAAGCATTCTTAGCTCAGGTAGATAGCTTAAATAAAGTAAATGATTCATTACATGCAGAAATCGCTAAAGATGATGCTGAGATTGATTCTTTAGATATGGTAGCTGTTGAGTTACAATACAAAATAGAACACCAAAAAACAAAAGTAATTAAAATTGTTGAAACTATTGAAATTGAAAAAAACAACATTGATAATTTACAAGAACATCAATTAGTATCTTTTTACAATACAAGATACCCAGCAGATACAATTTCTAATCCATTACCAGTAGCACAACCAGTATTGGTTAGCGCTGCTAAGGATTTAGTAGAATTAGATGGTGCTAAACAAATTATAGTATTAAAAGATAGCTCAATTGCTACATTAGAGGCAAAAGTAACTGTTAAAGACAGTGTTATCAGCAAATATATTAGTAAAGAAGATAAATTTAGATTAATCTTAACTAATAAAGATAAAGAAATTGCTGGATGGGAAGGACAATATCAAAAAATAGAATTACAATACAATAAGTTAAAAGTTAAATCTAAATTTCAACGCATAGGAAGCTATGTAGTAATTGGTGGATTAGCTTACTTAATGTTAGCAAAATAGTAGTGCTGCCTTAGGTATTCACTCCGTTAAGCATTCTTAGACCAATGCGAAAACATGCCCCGCTATAGTCTCAGTATTATAGCTCTCTAACCCGACCCCGTAAGGTCGGGTTTTCTTTATATATTTATATACAACAGTTAGTGTATGAGTGAACAAAATATAAAGGATATAATTAAACAGGAATATGTGAAATGTGCGAGTGATCCTGTTCATTTCTTTAGAAAATATTGTTTTATTACACACCCAATAAAGGGTAGAATATTATTCCATCTATATCCATTTCAGGAAGCAGTATTGCATTCCTTTAGAAACAACGATTATAACATTATTAACAAATCTCGTCAGTTAGGTGTCTCTACTTTATGTGCTGGGTATGCTTTATGGTTAATGTTATTTCATAAAGATAAAGCAATATTATGTATTGCTACTAAGCAATTAACAGCACAAAACATGGTTGAAAAGGTTCAATTCATGTTTAACAACTTACCTTCATGGTTAAAAGGAGCTAAACCAGAAGCAAAAAACCAAACATCACTAAAATTAGCAAACGGATCTTTTATTAAAGCAACATCAGCATCAAGTGATGCTGGTCGTTCATTTGCTGTATCTTGGTTGATTATGGATGAAGCTGCCTTCATTGAAGGTATTGATAAGATATATACCGCAGTTAAACCTACTATCTCAACAGGTGGTGGTTGTGTAGCATTATCTTCTCCAAATGGTGTTGGTAATTGGTTTCATAAAACTTGGGTTGAGGCAGAATTAGGAAAAAATAGCTTTAAACCCATTCAATTAAAATGGGATGTTCATCCTGATAGAGATGATGCTTGGTTATTGAATGAAAGAGAAAATATGACTGCAAGAGATTTTGCGCAGGAATATGATTGTGACTTTTTAGGATCAGGAGCTACAGTAGTTGATCCTGAAACTTTAGCATATTACGAAGGATTTATTATGGATCCTATTGAACGTCGATTTATGGGAGGTGATTTTTGGATATGGCAATACCCAGATTATAATAAAAATTATATTGTATCTGCGGACGTTGCCCGTGGCGACGGAAGCGATTATTCATCATTCCAAGTTATTGATCTTGAGTCATGTACACAGGTGGCTGAGTTTAAATCACTAATAGGCACACGTGAATATGGAAACATGTTAGTATCGGTGGCTACAGAATATAATAATGCGCTTTTAGTGGTGGAAAATGCTAATATCGGTTGGGATGTTGTAAATACTATAATAGACAGAGAATACGCTAATTTATACTATTCACCTCGCTCATATGGTGAATTAAGTGCTGAGAAATATTTATCCAAGATGGATTCGGGGCAAACCGTTCCCGGATTCACTACTTCAGCAAAGACAAGACCACTTGTTATCTCAAAAATGGAGTCGTACCTTCGAGACAAGTCTTATACATTCTATTCAAAACGTTTACTTGAAGAATTAAGAGTATTCATATGGATGCATGGTAAAGGACAAGCGCAAAACGGGTATAACGATGATTTGGTGTTAGCATTATCGATGGGATTGTTTATTCGTGATACTGCATCACGTTTTGCTCAAATGGGTCGCGACTTGGCTTCTGCTAGTTTATTAAACTTTAAAAAGACTGGTGGAGAGATGTATGGAGGTGGACAATGGATACCTGGTGGTAATCCATATCAAATAAACGATGTCCACGGAAATGCAGAAGATACGCGATGGTTACTTGGTTAAAATATTTATTGATATACATACTAAAATAAAAAAATGGCTAATACAGATTTATTTTCAAGGCTGAGACGATTGTTTTCAACTGACGTTGTAATAAGAAACGTTGGTGGTGGACAATTAAAAGTGGTAGACACAGACCGTACTCAAGCTTATGGAAGTGCACAAACAAATAGCTTAGTAGACCGTTTTACGCGTCTACATAGAACTAGCATGTCTGCTATGTTCAATCCTGCTATTAATTATCAGACATTAAGAACACAGTTGTACAATGACTATGAAGCAATGGATTCAGAATCTATTATCGCTTCTGCTCTTGATATTGTGTCTGATGAAACTACATTAAAAAATGAAGCGGGTGAGATTTTACAAATTCGCTCATCTAATGAAAAAGTACAAAAAGTACTTTATAACTTATTCTACGATATTTTAAATATTGAATTTAACCTTTGGCCTTGGACTCGCCAGATGTGTAAATATGGTGATTTTTATTTATTTTTAGAAATTAACAGTGAGATGGGGGTATACAATGTTATGCCTTTATCATCATATGAATTAGCTAGAAGAGAAGGTCTAAATCCAAACAATCCATTTGAGGTTTATTTTGAATATGATCCAAACGCATTAGCTAGTACTGTCCATATGGATAAAAGCAATATGAAAAAGCGTTTTGAGAATTATGAAATAGCTCACTTTAGATTATACGCGGATGCTAACTATTTACCTTATGGACGTTCATTTATTGAACCAGCTCGTAAGGTTTACAAACAATATACATTAATGAAAGATGCGATGTTAATACATCGTATTATGAGATCGCCTGAAAAGCGTGTCTTCTACGTAGACGTTGGTGGAATACCAGCACATGAAGTGGATAACTACATGGAGCGTATCACCAATAAAATGAAAAAGACTCCATTTATGGATGCTCAAACTGGTGATTACAATTTACGTTATAATATCCAGAATTCACTTGAAGATTTTATCATTCCAGTAAGAGGTGCAAACCAAAATACTAAAATCGACACCTTAAAAGGTTTAGAATATAATGGTATTGAAGACGTTAATTTCTTACGTGATGAAATGTTAGCAGCGCTTAAGGTGCCTAAAGCATTCTTCGGGTTTGAAAAAGATTTATCGGGCAAAGCTACATTAGCTGCTGAAGATATTCGTTTCGCTCGTACAATTGAGCGTGTGCAAAAGGTGCTTGTATCTGAATTGTATAAAATTGCATTAGTGCATTTATATACTCAAGGATTTGATGGTGATGAATTAACAGGATTTGAATTAACATTAACGCCTCCATCAATCATCTACCAGCAAGAACAAGTAGCAATGTGGAAAGAAAAAGTATCACTTGCTAAAGAAGCTCTTGATACAGGTTTAATCCCATCAGACTTTATTTACGATAGAATATTCCAATTCAGCGAAGATCAATACGACGAGATGCGTGATTTAGTATTAGAAGATAAAAAACGTGCATTTAGACTTCAACAAGTTGAAAATGAAGGTAATGATCCCACTAAAACTGGTAGATCATTCGGTACACCACATGATTTAGCTTCATTATATGGTAAAGGAAGAAATGGACAAGGAGCAGTACCTGTTGGAT